GACTAGACCAATATACTCACGAGGAGATATTAGCAATAGTAAGAGGTTCTGATTGGACACCTGAAAATCCTGAGTAATATGCCTTGTTTAAAATGTGAAAACGGATTATGGAGATTTGGAGAAAGTGGCAAGTGCCAATATTCTTCAAAATCTGAGTGCGAAAGTGCTAATGCAGATTATTATGCAGAAGAAACGTATAATGATTATCCTCAATCAGCTACTAACAATGCTAAAAGAGCAATAAAGTACAAAGAAGAAAATGGTAGTTCTTGCGGGACTGACGTGGGATGGACAAGAGCTAGACAGCTCGCTAATAGAGAAAAACTTACAAGAAGCACTATTGCTCGTATGGCTTCTTTTAAGAGACACCAACAACACAAAGACGTGCCTTATGATGAAGGCTGTGGAGGACTAATGTGGGATTGTTGGGGAGGAAGCTCGGGTATAGAGTGGGCTATAAGAAAATTAGAGCAAATAGATAAAAATAATAATATGGCAGAAAAAAAGAAGTATTACGGAGATGAAGAACACGACTATCATTTCAATTTTACATCAGATATGATGGAAAAACTACATTCTGAAGGTATGTTAGAAGTAAAAGTTGAAAAAGATGGTGAAGAAATGTTAATTTTATTTACCTTTGAAGGAGGAAGCAGAGAAGAAGAAGTAATCATTGATAAAAGTGATGACAAATTTATTGCTTCAATGTTAGATGAGGAATTAGATGAGTACATCAACAAATTAACAGATTCTATAAAAAAACTGTAATGTCAGACGAAAAAAGAAAAAAGCTACAAGAAAAAAATATTAATAAACTCAATCCTTATAAGGAAAGAGTAAAGAAGTATTTTCCTAATGGTGGTGAGATTTATACAGAAGGTAGAAAAAAAGGAACAAAAATAGTTAGAAAAACTACAGAAATAAGCAGAAATGCCTTAACTTGGGCATTGGAAGGACATTCAACAAAAATAAAGATGGCTTTGGATTCTTTATTTGCTGAAAATCCTGAAGCATATATTAACGCTATATCTAAATTGCTTAATTATACAGTTCCTAAGCTTTCTTCGTCAGAAATAAACGATAATACTACAAAGAAAGTCAAGATTGAACTTAATGATGATGTGAGCATTGAAGAATTAAGAGCAAAAATTGACGAAATTGACAACAACTGATAACGCCCTAAAGTTTGCACTAGAAAAAAAACTTTGCGAACTATCTTTCTACGAATTTTTTAAACAAGCTTGGCACGTTGTAGAGCCTTCTATTGAATTATCTACTAATTGGCATCACAAATATCTGTGTGATATTTTACAAAAAGAAGCAGAAAGAATTATAGACAACAAGCCAAAAACAAAAGACATTGTAATTAACATACCATTCCGTTCTACTAAATCACTTTTAGTTACGGTTATGTTTCCTGTATGGGCTTGGATTAAGAATCCTAAGTTTAGATTTATAACAGCATCATATTCAGCAGAACTATCTATAGAACACGCTACAAGAAGTAGAGATGTGATAAATTCAGAATGGTTTAAAGACAGATGGGGTGAGGTGTTTCATATTAAGAAAGACCAAAACTTAAAAGCAAGATACGAGAACAACTTCTTAGGTGTAAGGAGAGCAACATCTGTTGGGGGTACGGTAACAGGGCAGGGGGGAGATTTTTTATTGGTAGACGACCCTGTATCACCCCAACACGCAGCATCAGAGGTAGAAAGAGAAAATGCAAACGAATGGTATAGAACAACATTTTATTCTCGTTTAAATAATCCTTTAACAGGAATAAGAATTGTTATTATGCAGAGAATACACGATAACGATTTAAGTGGATTTTTGTTAAGTGGTGGTGAAAGCAGATTAAAGTACAAACACATTTGTATACCTGCTGAATTATCAGATGATGTAAAGCCAAAAATGTTAAAAGATAATTATGATGAAAATGGTTTGTTTTGGACAGATAGGTTTAGCAAATCTATTTTAGCAGATTATAAGCAAGCTCTAGGTAGTTATGGATATGCAGGACAGCTTATGCAAACACCAACACCTTTAAACTCAGGTATGATTAGAGCAGATTGGTTTAAGATAGACCAATTTAAGCACACTACAGAGCATACAACAGTAGATTTTGTTATAGACCCTGCATATACAGCAAATGAAAAGAATGACCCCTCAGCTATGCTAGCATATACCTATAAAGATAATAGATGGCAAATATTAGATTGTATAAATGTATATAAAGAGTTTCCTGATTTAGTAAAGTTTATACCTCAATGGGTAGTAAAAAATGGTTATACAAATAGAAGTAGAGTATATGTAGAACCTAAAGCATCAGGAAAATCTATTGTTCAAACACTAAAAAAAGAAACAGGATTAAACGTAAGAGAAGATAAGCCGCCTTCAAAAGATAAAGTAGCTAGAGTACAAGATATTAGTGCCTCACTAGAGACAGGGAGGGTTAGTTTATTAAAGGGCGATTGGAATGAAGAATTTTTACAACAATTAGTAAAGTTTCCATCTGCTAAACACGACGATATGGTAGATTGTTTAGTTATGGCTATTAACAAACATATGTGGAACAACTCTAAAATATTATATTTTTCTTAAAATTTCTTGGATTTCCAAAAACTTCTAGTATAGTAATTAAAAAAATCTTATAATTGCGAAATTATAAGGATAATATGAAGTTGCAAAGTATAAATGAAGAACACGCAGTCCTAATTAGGCGATATGTAAACTTTATTAAAGGTATAGCATACGAGGCAACAGAAGATTGTGAGTATGGTAAGTTTGAAGATTATAATAATATTCTTAATAACATTATTAAGTATACAAATGAGTTTCAAGAAATAATAGAAACTAATCATCAAACTAAAGAGTGGGTGTTTATGTCACCTAATTTAATGTTATATTCTTGTATGGGTTTTTTAAATGGTTTAAAAAATAAATACAACGAAGAAAGAATAGAACATTTATCAGAAATATTGTTTCAAAAAACAATAGATGTTGTAGAAAAAACTGCAAACATAGTTGAAAATATGGAGTACGAGCAATTAAAAAAAGAAAAAATAGAACTTATAAAAATAAAAAGAAATGAGCATAGTAATTAGTCTAAAGCAAGGTGATGAACTAAGAGATGTTACAATTCCAACTGAGTGGAAGGATATGACATTAGAGTATTGGTGTGGTATGACAACAATAATAAAATCACATTTTGATAAAGCTAAGTTAAGAAGAAATGCAAAAAACGACAAACAAGAAGAAATAGACCACACTATAGAGTATTTAGAATTTGTAGACAATCAATTAGAAGATTTTCAAAATATACAAATGAATAGAGATTTATTTGGTTATATGACAGGTTTAGATAAAGAATCAATGAAATTAGTAGATATTGATAGTGTAAATCAGGTTATTACTGTTTTAGATGGTCTTGTAGAAGAATATAAACCAAAAGGTATGCGTTCTTTTGAGTGTGAAGATGAAACTTATTATTTTCCATCAGAATTTTTAAGACAAAATACTTATGGAGATTATATAGAGGCTACACAGCTAGAAATGTATATTGAATCAATGAAGCACGGCAAGTTTGATGTTTTACCTGAGCAAATGGCTATACTATGTAGAAAATTAGAAGAAGAATATGATGATAATGTTATACCGCAAAAAACAGAAATGTTTAAAAAATTAACAATGGACGTCGTTTGGGAGTTCGCTTTTTTTTTGACTCAGCAAAACATAAAATTAGCCAAACTTTCAAATATGTATTCGGAGAAAAAAGAGCTAGTGAAATGATAGTTAAAACTAAAAGTTTATATGATGTTTATGTTAAGCCATTTGGTTGGCTTAATAGTCTTTATATGCTTGCTGAGAAGGGTGTGTTTAAGCAAGATGGAATGAATGGCGTAGACAGCGTAAAAAACACTAATTTGTATAAAGTTTTAAGCTATTTAAGTTGGATAACAGCTAAAAACGAATACGAATCAAGAGTACAAGAAAAAATACACAATCCAAATAAAATAACTTAATGGCAATAAGATTAACAGATATAGTAACAGTAATGAAAAGCAAGTGGACTTATGGAGATAAGTTCTTTGGCTATACAGAAGAATTTAATGATAATCATAATACACAATATCCTTCCATATTAATAACACCTCCTGATTCAGTTTTTCCTGAAGTGTCTTTAAATAATGGTTGGGAGCTGTATACTTTTGAAATATACTTTTCTGATTTATACAACAGAACAGCACAAGCTAACGTAAATATAGAACAAAGATGGGATAATTTACAAGACTTAGCTAATGAGTGGTTAGATATGTTTTTAAAGAATTATCAAGATGGTATAGTAACAGGATTTTTAGAAGGTGAAGATGTAACTGTAGAAAGAGTAAAAGAAGTAGCTAATGACAAGTTATTGCAAATAAGAATGAGTTTTACTTGGAAGGTATTTAGCAAATGCTTTAGACCTCAATCTGTATACCCTACAGATATTGCAAACTTAGCAGGTTGGTATAGAGCAGATAGCGGTGTTACTTTTGACATTCCTACTAAAAAGGTTTCTGCTTGGCAAGATTATTCTGCTTCAGGCAACAATTTAGCTCAATCTAACAAAAATAATCAAGCTTTAAGATATACTTATGATGGTGCAAATGATAAAACGAGAATACAATTTAATGGAACTTCTGATAATTACCCAAGTGAATCTGACAGTATTTTAGGTAATGCAGTTACAATGTTTTTTGTAGTTAAAAACACTTTAAGCGCAGGATATGAAGGTAAGTATTTTAGCTATGCAGATGGTAATGTACAATTAAATTTTGGTACTAAAAATGGATTATTTACAGGTTATTTTAGTGATGCTAATAGTAATGGTGGTGAAGTATCTGTAACAGGTGCGCTTACCTCATCATATCATATTGCAGTAGCAAAACTTCATAATAAAAAATTATCTCTAGAATATAATAACACATTAAGTAATTTTTTACAAGACCCTAATTATGACAATTCTACAACACACGACCAATCAGATTACACTATAGGTTATAAAGTTGGTGCTGCAGCTACTAATTATTTTAAAGGAGATATGCAAGAAATAATTATTTACAATTCATCTTTAGAAGATTACACTATAGGACAAATAAAATCATACTTAAACAAAAAATACAATATTTATTAATTATGGCAGGATTTAATGGAACAATAGAAGCAGGAATACAACCTTTTGATAACTCTACATCAAACTTGGCTACAATGAGTTATAATTGGAGAGCTAATTATGTAAAAAGCGCATATACTCCAATGAGATATCAAATTATTTGGACAGGTTTAAATGAAAACCAAGAACCATCTAAAACTAATTTTACAGGTTTACCTTCTTCTACTACAGTAGGTGATGGTGATGTAATAAATATGGTTTTTAGAGTTTATGCAAGTACACAATACCCTTATCCTGTAACATCTTCTGATTGGAGTTTAGTTGGAACAATAAGAAAGGCTAGAGATATTGCTAATATAAATTATTCAAATAATCAAGTTAATTTAAGTTCGCAAAGATTTACAGTTGACATAAGTCAAATATGTCAAGACCTTTTATCTTATAGTTTAGTTCCAATAAACAAGGGAACTTGGCAAAGCTCTGAATGGGGAGGTATGAATGGTGGTCAAACAAAACAAGACAATGTAACTGCTGCAATTAGTTTTTATAATGTAACTCCAAATGGAACTTATAGACATATATGGGTAACTGCTACGCCTGAAGTCTTGTTAGGAGACGGAACTATTGAAGAAGCAGCAGGTGCAGGCGTTACCTTAGGATTTAACAAAATAGCTGTTATAAATTCTGTAGCACAATATGAAAAAGATAACATATATTACAATTTAAAATATATAATACAAAAGTCTTTAGCTAATGTAAATAACCCTAGAGGTTTTATGAGTTTATGTCCAAACTTTACTCAAACTACTAATGTTCCATTTTTAAAACAAGTAAGAGAAGATGAAGAAGCTGAATGGCTGTATTGGTGGCAAAGAAATATGGGTAATTCAGGAGACCAAACAACAAAGGCAAGATTAAAGGTAGAAACATATTTAAGTAATGGCTCTTTGCAAAACACAATGTATTTATCTGATTTTAATTCTAATTTAGACAAAGAAACAGTTAGTAATCTAGATGTGTTTAAATTAAATCAAAACAGAGTATGTGTTCAAAATGTTTCTCCTGTTTACATAAATGCTAATGCACAGGATGATGGTGGTAATACTGTAACAAATCAAATAGATAGCTCTACATCATATTATAGAACACATTTAGAGTATCTAAATGGAGGGGATAATGTTTCTCCGAATACAACTTTTGATGGCAATATAACAGGTTTTGAAGGTTATAATTCAGGTACAGCTTCTTATTCTACTACACAAACTTTTGCAAATTTTACAGGTTCACTTAAATCAGTTAATGATGGTACAGCAGAATGGTTTTTTAGAAGCACAAATAATTTAGCAGGTATAACAGCGACTACAACATATACAGCAACTTGTATGGTTTATATAGATTCTGGATATGCAGGTGGTGATGTTTACTTAACACATGGGGGTTCTTTTAGTGGTGCTACTGAAACTACAGTAAGAGCTGATAAAGACATAACAGGTGTTTGGCAAAAAGCAACCACAACAATTACTACAGCTTCAGACACAAGTGGTAGAATATATGGTAGGTGTGCAAGTCCTGACCCAAGTAATGGTAATTTTGTATTTTTTAGTAATATAGTAATACAACCTAATGTAACTACTATTAGAGCAACAGAATATAGATATTTTGGTATAGACAGAGAAACTGCTAATGTGCCTTTTGGATTTGTAAGATTTCATTGGTTAAACAGAATAGGAGGTATAGATAGTTATACAGCTAAAAGAGATGTAATAGAGGGCTTATCAGTAAACAGAGATACAATAGAAACAAAATCTGCTGATAGAACTTGGTATCAAGATAACCAAACAGGTGTAAGTGGAACCGCAGTAGATTTAGTAAATGCTAATTACGTTTCTAATACTATGAGAGGAGGTAATTTATATAAGGGAGGCAGAGAAGTATTAAGTGTAAGCGCACAAAGAAAAAATAGTGTATTTACAGAGCCTTTAAATAAACAAACAGCAGAATGGTTAGAAGAAATAATGACATCTCCAAATGTATGGATAGAAATGGATACAGAAGCTACCGCAAGAGGTAATACTGTAAACCCATATCAAAGACCTTCTACAAAAGAATATATACCTGTTATAATTACAAATAACGAAATAGAAACTTTAAATCAAGAAACAGGATTAGTTAAATTTAATATTGAATATACTTTAGCTCATAAAGTACAAACACAAAGAAATTAATGTCAGAAGTTAATATTGAAATTTTAGATTATGTCTATGAAGGAGGTGTTTTAAACATTGACAAAAGTATATTAGGCTCTTTAGATGTTTCATCACATTCTGATTTTCCCTTAGCGCTTACTTTTACTATAGCAGACATAAGAGATATAAATTCTAGAAAAGGAACCTTTAGTAAAACGTTTAAAATTCCTGCAACAAAAAATAACAATAGAATTTATAAAAGCTATTATTATTCTAACAGTACAAGCCAAAACAATGTATTAAATAAAAAAAACTGTAGAATTTTAGTAAATAATATTTTTGCTATAGAGGGTTTATTACAGTTAAACGCTATAGGTGGTGCTGACAAGCCTGAATATTATTCTTGTGTGTTTTTTGGTAATAACATTAGTTGGGCAAGTGCAATAGATGAAAAGCTCTTAAAGGATTTAGGAACTAATGGAGATGGTTGGGATAATCTAAATGGTAAAACAGGGTCTAATTTAGAAATAAAAAAGACAGATATTGTAGCTACATTTAGTCAAGATGATGCTTCAGGCTCAAGCCCTGTTGTATATCCTGTCACATCTTATGGTGATTTTAACCCAACAGGAGAAGAACAAACAATACAGTTATTAGATACTGCTTATGATGCAGGACATACAGGAACAAATGTAAATTCTGTAGGTTATGTAGGTAGTGTTACAAACCCAAACAGATATAATGCTCCTGAGCCTGTAGTAGATTGGAGACCTTGTATATGGGTATATGATGTTTTTAAAGAAATATTTGCTCAAGCAGGTTATAAAATATCTTCCACATTTATTGAAGGAAATATATTTAAAAAATTATTGTTTGCTTTACCAAACTTTAAATATAATAATGCGGGAGAAAGATATGATGCAAATTCTTTAGAATCTTCTTTTAAAAATAGTGGATTTGTAAAAACTTTTAATTATAGTGTATCAAACACACTATCAGTTGTAACTCAAAATTATTTTATAAACTTAAATAATACCTCTGCTAATTATGAATACACATTAAATACATCAGGATTCAATGGCAGTACAGGAGCTTATACTGTTCCTGAGTTTGGTTTTTATAATATAAACTTATTAAGGATGGGTTTTATATATAAAAATCCTGTTTTTAATAACACAAACAGAATAACAATAACGCAAGCTGTTTTAAGAATTATAGTTAAAACAGTTGGTGAATCTCATTGGAGAATATTAGCACAAACATCTATAACTCCTGAAATAATTATATTACAGGCTAACCCTTCAACACATGAAGGAAGAAATTATTTTGGTAATGAAATAAATGACGATACAAGATATTTTTTAAACAAAGGAGATACTGTAAGAACTCAAATACATCTTAAATATAAGACATTACCTTCAACGTCAGGAACTTATGATGCTAGTTTTGATTTAGATTTGTATGGTTCGCAAGAAATAAATGTAGCTTCGCCTTCTGCTAACATTCCTAATGGAAGATATGATGTAAAATTTCAACCTGAATATGTAGCTTATGGTCAAACATATAACCTAAAAGATGTCATAAACAAAGAGTATAAACAAATAGATTTTATTAAAGGTATTGCACACGCTTTTAATTTACAATTAACAACAGAAGAAAGCTCTAAAACCGTATACATAGAGCCTTTTGATACTTTTTACAAACCTTTAGCAGAAGCAGTAGATTGGACTTATAAAGTAGATAGAAGTAAAGATTATGTAGACACTTGGGTAAAATCAAGTCTAAAAAGAGAATTAATTTTTAAATATAAATCAGATGATAAAGATGCTAAAGTAAAACAAAGGTCTTTAGATTATTTTAAAGAGATACAAGACGAATACCCGTACTTTGAAACTTTAGACGACACTTTTGACAAAGGCAAATCAGAATTTGAAAATCCTTTTTTTGCAGGAACTTTTAATGCAGCAGATGTAGATATTTCTAGCAATCCTAATCCACAACCATATATAGCTTGTTTATGGCAAGAAATAGAAGGTAACGCTTTTATATCACCTAACAGCACGTCAAGACCTGATAAAGGTTTTGAGTTTTTACCAAGACTTTTATATTGGAAAAAATATAGTCCTGATATAGGTGGAGCAACTTGTTTAAAATATGCTACAGCTCAAACTTGGGATACAACCTACGCTGGTATATTTGCAGATGCAAACATAACAGGGGTTTTTGTTTCTAATGTGTTTCCACAAGCAACATCTTACAATAGAGATGACAGCAGCTCTCCTGTTTTGAGTTATGGTAATGTATGGGTAAGAGATTATGATGATGCAAATAATACTTATGGAACTTATAGTATTGGTAAAGGATTATTTCAAACTTATTATAAGTCAATGATTGAAATGATAAAAGAAAATCCAAGAGTCAGAACATTAGAGGTCAATTTAAAAATACAAGATATTATAAATTTAGATTTTAGAAAGTTAGTATATATTGATGGTGATTATTGGAGAATAAATAAAATTAATGATTATTTACCATTAAAAAATACAACTACGAAAGTAGAATTAGTAAAGTGGATAAATTATGGAGGTTTTGCAAGTGACACACCAACACTAAATCAAAATGATGGTAAGTGGAACAATGCAACTATGCCTCATTTTAGAAACATATAATTATGGCAGAACAAAAAAATCAAATAAGTAATGGAGGTGTTCCTAATATAAGTGGTTTACAAGTATATATGACTGTAACAATAGATGGTGAAGATTTTTTAATGCCTGTTGTTGCAGAAGATGATTATGGTAACGTACACGAAGTATTAAGAAGAAGTGTAAATAATATAATAGAGGACGACGCATAATGGCTGAAAGATTACCCATAGTAGAAGAAGCATTAAGAAGTGCAGGAGGTCTTTATATAGAATACTTGCAAGACGAGCTAGAATACCAAAAGCACGTTGCATCAGGTAATCTAAAAAATGGTTTTTATGTTAGAGTACATTATGCAGGCGGTGGTATAAGAATGGACGTTATGAACAAGTATGCCTATATGGATATTGTAAATAACGGAGCTTCAGGAGTTACTGCAACATATTCAGAATTAGACGCTTGGACAAGTCAAAAAGAGGCTAGAGGAGAGTTAAGCTTTTCAAGTAGAAGCAGAAGAAATTATTTTATACAAAAAGTAAAAAAAGAATTAGAAAGTCGTTATTTAACAAAGGGTGGTGAAAGTAAAAATATTTCACCAAGAAGATACTTTTTTATAGAAACAGCCTATGAAACTGCTAATGCTCAGGGTGTTTTGAATGGTATAGAAAATAGTGTTTCTGATGAAATAGATGCTATACTAAATAAATATGGAAGTTTTAAAGCAATACAATTAACAATATAACAAGAAGAAAATGGCAAAAAAATTAGCTATAGAAGTAGAAATAAAAAACATTAAAAGAGTTGCAGACTTAAAAGCTGAATTAAAAGCTTTGCGTAAAGAACAAGTAGAATTAGAAAAACTTTCTAAGACAGGTAGGTTTACTTCAAAAAAACAAGAAGAACAATACATTAAAAATTCTAGAGCAATAAAAGATAAGTCTACACAACTTAGAAATTTAAATAAAAATTTAAGAGAATCTACTACAAATACCACAAAAGCTACAAAAGCTTCTAATGGTATGGCTAAACAAATAGTTAAAGGAGCTGCTGCTATTGGTGTTATTGTAACTGCTTTTAGAACTGTAAATAGAGCTGTTTCTTCAGTAGTTACAACATTTACTGAATTTGAGTTTGTAATGGCAAAAGTAAATGCTATTTCAGGAGCTACAGAAGAAGAATTTGCAGCATTAACATCAACAGCAGAAGAACTAGGTAGAACAACATTTTTTACTGCTGAACAAGTAGGACAGTTACAGCTTAACTTTTCTAAGCTAGGTTTTAGCGCACAAGAAATAATTGAAGCACAGGAAGCTACGCTAGCATTAGCAACTGCAACAGGTAGTGACTTGGCTAGAAGTGCAACTGTAGCTGCTTCTGCTATCAGAGGTTTTGGTTTAGATGCTTCTGAAACTCAAAGAGTTGTAGATGTTATGGCAGTAGCATTTTCTACTTCTGCTTTAGATATAGAAAAGTTCCAAACATCTATGACTAAGGTTGCTCCTATTGCTAAAGCAGCAGGATTTTCTATAGAAGACACTACAGCTATAATGGCTAAATTATCAGATGCAGGTATTGAAGCTTCTATTGCAGGTACATCTTTAAGAAACATATTGCTTAAAATGCAAGACCCTACTTCTGATTTATCAAAAGCATTTGGTAGAACTGTACATTCTTTAGATGAACTTATCCCTGCTATGAGAGCGTTTAGAGAAGAAGGGGGTAGTATGGCTGAAGTATTAGAAGTAGTAGATTTAAGACAGGCGGCTGCTTTTGAAATTATGTTAGCAGGTTCAGACATCTTAACTGAATACAGAAACAATTTAAAAGGTTCTTCAGGTGAAGCACAAAGAATGGCTAATATTGTTGGTGATACTTTACAAGGTGCTTTTCTAAAATTTAAATCTGCATTACAAGGTCTTTCTATATCTATAATGAAAGATTTTGCAGACGGTTTACAAAGGACAGGAGAAAGATTAGCAGCTTTAGGTAACTTCTTGTCTGAAAATAGTAAAATAATTACAGGATTAATTAAAGCAGTTACTTTTCTTACAAAAGCATTTGTAGCACAATTTGTTGCTATGAAAAGTGCTGCAGCAGCTACTACAACTTTAAAAATAGCAAAAGCAGGTTTAGCTATAGCAACAGGAACATTAGATACAGCTACTAAAAGGTTTATAGTAACCCTAAAAGGATTAAGAGGTGCTATAGCTAGAACAGGTCTCGGTATATTAGTTATTGTTTTAGGTGACTTAATTTATAGATTATATGAAGCTGTAGCAGGAACAGATGAGTTAGCAGAAGCTCAAGATAAATTAAATAAAAGAAAGGAAGATTTTATAGAATTATCTATGAAAGAATTAGCACATACTAAATTAGTTTCTGATGAAAATATAAAAGCTCTAAAAGAAGGTATAAGATTAAGAAAAGTTGAAAGATTTGAGCTTGAAGAAAGTTTGTTAGCAAATAGAATTAAAGATAAATTTGAAAGACAAGCAGCAGAAAATAGAATTAAAGATTTATCTGAAGAAATAGATGTATTAGAATTAAAGATAAAACAAGAAAAAGAATTACAAAAAGCTAGAGATGAAGCTGCTGCTGAAGAAGCAAGGTTAAAAAATGATTTGATATATAAAAAAGAGCAAGAACTTGAGTTGGCTAAAAAAATGCCTGGCACTACAGAAGAAGAAGTTGCTGCTCGTAATAAAAATATAGAAGCTATACAAAAAGAAATTGATAGATTAAACGAATTAGGAATAGAAAAAAAGAAAGATATAGATAACAATACTATTTTTTATAAAGATTTATATACAAGTTCACACGAGCAATTAGAATTATTAAAACAAGAAGATGAAGAATATTTTGCAGCTCAAGAAGAAAAAGGAAGGCAACGTCTACAAATGTTCCAAGAATTTTCTAATAGTATATTTACTATTATTGGAAATAACGCACAAAGACGTGCAGAAAGAGAGGCTAAATTATTAGAAGAAAGAAAAGAGGCAGGTGTTATAACTGAAGAACAATATGAAAAACAATTAGAACAAGTACAAAGAAAAGCTTTTGAAAGAAAGAAAAGATTAGATATAGCACAAGCTGTTGTAAATGGAGCATTGGCTATGACTAAAGTAGCTGCAGATACAGGAATTTTAGCATTTGCTTTTTCACCGTTTATAGCAGCTATGACAGCAGCACAAATTGCAGTTATAGCATCGCAAAAATTTGCTAATGGTGGTATGATAGAAGAATTTGCTAATGGTGGAATGGTACACGGTAAATCACACGCGCAAGGTGGCGAGAAGTTTGCAGTAGGAGGTAGAGTAGTAGAGTTAGAAGGAGGAGAAGCTGTAATTAATAAACGTAGTACATCTATGTTTAAAAATCAATTATCGGCTATTAACGAAGCAGGAGGAGGTGTGAAGTTTGCAGATGGTGGATTAATGAATATGCCTTCATTTGCACAATCACAATTTAATGCTGTAAGTCAGCAAAGCATGATGGGTGCAATAGGACAGTCAAATAGAGTAGTAGTGGTTGAGGCAGATATAACTAAAAGCCAAAATACCGTAAGTTTAATAGAGGCGGAAGCCACATTTTAAAATATAAACATATGTTTGTTAGTAAAAAAGTAAAGCAAGATAGATTAGATATATGCAAAAAGTGCGATTTTTATAGAAACTTCTTAATGTTAAGATATCCAAAATGGGATAAAGGAGCAAGATGTGCTAAGTGTACTTGTTTTTTAGATGCAAAAGCATCTTTAACAAAAAGATATCAAGGAGAATGTCCTTTACATAAATGGGAGGAGTAAACTAAAAATTATAATATGAGTGTTGAAGCTATAGCTAATAAAATTGACGAAGAAAAAAAACAAGAAATTATAGAGGCTGTAAAAATTAACAGGAATTATATGGATACCGTAGGTAAATATCATCCTGACGGTTTAACATTTTTGTTTAAAGAATGGCATAGACATTTCCCGCAAATAAAACAAAGAATGGGCTGTATAGGTTGTAGAAAAGCAGTAACATTATTTTGGGAAGATGTAAACAGGTTTTGGGAATCTAATAGTTAATATGGCGTCAAGACAAAATAAGGTTAACATAGTATACGATTACATAGATTTAGCAGAAAAAGAAATTGTAAAAAGGTGGCACGAACCAACTACTAAAGATATATTAAGGCATTTAATTGAAAAAGGTATTGTAGAACCAAAAAGATTAAGAAATTATATGATTATATATGATTTTGATTGTATGTTAAGTGCTAACGAGGGTAATAGAACTTATACTTTTATGGATTTATCTATTAAATATAACATTAGCGAAAGGCAGGCACAAAGCATAGTATACAAAGAAAGAAAGAAACAGTCTGCATCTGAAAATATTACATACTAAATTTTTTTCCTAAAACTGCGCAACTTTTTGAAAACTTAAAAATAGTTTTGCATTTATGAATAAAAATTGGTATAACATTAAAGCAGAGGCGTCTAGCGGTACAGCAGACGTTTACATTTTTGACGAAATAGGAACTTTTGGCTTAACAGCTCAAAGTTTTATAGAAGAAATTAAGTCATATAAAGATACACCAATGAGCTTACACATTAATTGTGTAGGTGGTGATGTGTTTGAAGGTATGGCAATCTACAATGTTCTTAAAAAAAGAACAGCAAAAACAACAGTATATATAGAGGGAATAGCTGCAAGTATGGGTAGTGTAATTGCATTAGCAGGTGATGAGGTTATTATGGCTGAAAATTCACTATTTATGATACACAATGCTTGGGGTGGTGCTATGGGTGAAGCAACTGAAATAAGAAAAACTGCTGCATTACTAGATAAAATTAGCGGTGAAATTGCTGATATATATACTAAAAAGACTAATCTCCCTTATAATAGGGTGAAAGAAATGATGGACGAGGAAACTTGGTTATCTGCTGACGAAGCATATAGTTTAGGATTCATTGACTCTATCTCTGACGCTATTAAAGTAGCGGCTAAATATGACGTTTCTAAGTTTAAAAATATTACAGACAAGGAAATTCAAAATAAACTAAGTGTTAATTTAAAAAGTAAAAAAATGACCGAAGAATTGAAAAATTGGTTTAACGCTAAAGTTGACGAAATTATTGCTAAAGTAAAAGCTAGTGATGAGTCTGAAACTTCTGACGTTAAAGAGGTAGAGGTGATGTTAGCTGATGAAAAAGAAGTTTCTGAGAAACTTTCAGGATTTGAAGCTAAAGTTACTGAGCTTAATAGTTTTGTTACTGATTTAGAAGGAGAAAAAGAAACTCTTACTCAAGAAGTAGAAAGACTAAATGCTTTATTAAGTAAAGCAGATGCTAAAGGGACTGAGCTATCAACAGATGGTGACCCTGTAGTTATTGAAAACAAGGTGGAGGACAAAGAAAATAAGTTCTTCTCTGCATTAGCAGAAAAATTAAAATAAGTATAAATTAATAAATAATATAAAAAATGGCAAATATAGCTTTAGACGGATTAGGCGCAAATTACCAAGGAACTTATGCTTCAAAGATTTTATTAGAACCAATGTTTCGTTCTGATGATATTATGCGTAACTACACGGTTTACCCTAACGTAAAATATAAACAAAACTTAATGCTAGCACCTAAATTACAAGGTATTACAGCATTAAACACAGGTTGTTCTTCAACTAATACTTGTGACCCTGCAGGGTTTACTATTGCTCCAAAAGTAATAACAGTAAACAATGTATCTGTAAAACAAGTACAATGTTGGGACGAGTTCAAAGACCAATTTATCGTTGAGTCTTACAAAGCAGGTATCAATATGCCTGACTTAACAGGAACACAATTAGCAGATGTAATTTTAAACAGAGTTAGACACGGTATCCAATCAGATGTTGTAAGAAATATGTGGGCAGGAGATACTTCAGTAGCAGCAGGTGGAGCAACTTGTTCTTATGCTTGGGCTGATGGTCTATGGAAATCATTATCTGCAGCAAATGCAATCAATGGTACTCAATTAATTGAGGTAACAGCTACAGGAACTAGCAAAGCTAATACTGAAGCAGTTGGAGGTACTATTGCTTCAGCAGATGCAGTATCTTTATTAACTACTATCTTTGATGGTGCGCCTGCTGAATTACAGCAAATTCCTGCATCAGAAAAGAGAATGTTTGTTACACCTAACCTATACAACGCATACTACGGTGCTTTAACAGCAGTTGCAGTAGCAGGAGCAGTAGACTACGGACATTCAGAAGCTCAAACAGGAGTAAACTACGCTAGACTAAGATTTAGAGGTGTAGAATTAGTTCCTATGTATGAGTGGGATACAGCTTTAACAGCTTTAAACCCTGCATTATTTAACTGCGCAGGTGTTACAGGTGGTGCTGCTGATATCAAAAATGGTGTTATTTACGCTGCAAAAGACAATCTAATGATTGGTTCTAACGTAACTGACCCTGATACACAGCTAAAAATGTTCTATGATGAAGTTTCTGATAATATGTATATCCGTTCTAACTTTACAATGGGTTACCAATTCGGTTGGAATTCTTTAGTAACAGGAGGAGCATTAATAGTATAACATAATTATTAACTTTAAAAAATAGAATAAAATGGCAATAGATTCAGGATTATTAGTAGCTTGCGCGGATTTAAACGCAGTAGGTGGTATTAGACAAATTCTTTTAACAGATTTATCTAATGTTGCAACTGTAGCTCCGACGTCTTTAAATGCTACACATAGCTTAACAGGCTTAACAGTAACTAACCCTTGGGCTAGGTTTGAGTTTAAGAATGAAACTGCCTCTCTAACAATAACAGGAGCAAAAGAAGGAGGAAGCACTTCTTATGAGTGTGCTTTATCTTTTTACATTCCTAATATTGACGGTGCTAGATTTCACGAATTAACAAGTTTAGAAAGCACTTGTCCTGTAGCTCTAGTTGAGTTTAATTCAGGAAAAATGCTTGTTGTGGGTTGGAGTTATAAGTATGCAAATCAAGCTCAAGGTTCAACACCTTGGACTAGAAACCAAACTTATGCTAACTTGACAAGTGTTGAGGGTGGTAGTGGTGCTGCTTATGCAGACGATAATGGAGTTACAGTTACTTTAACTGCTAGACAATTTGAATTACCTCTTGAGTATACAGGAGCAATTACAGTTGTGGCAGGAGACGTAACAGCAACTACATCTTAATAATTATAGATACAGCAGGGAGTTATTAAAAGCTCCCTGCTAATATCTTTTTAATATGTGTGATTGTGAAGAAATAAATATATTATCTTTACCTTCGTACTTAAAAAAATATATAAATATGTCAAAATATACAATAAAAGAAGAATATAAAGGGCTAAGAACTTCAATATCAAATTTTGGTATGGTGTCTTGGGACGAGGCTTCACAAGAAACTTTAGCATATCTTTATGAAAAAAGAGGCTTTACATCTATAATTATTAAAAATTCATCTAATGGCGAGAGCAGTATCAAAAAAACAAACAAAAAAGACAAGTCAGTTAAGAAAGACGACTAAAAAAAATACGTTTGAGTTTGGGGTATTTGATTTAGCTGTTCCTCCAAATATTACTGAACCAAAAAACTTAAACAATATATCTACTAAGTGGGTTCCATTTGGTAATGATAATTTATTTCCTCAATATTTAGCTGAATTAAAAAGAAAATCTTCTACACATAGAAGCGTTTTAGCACAAAAAACTGTGTTTACAAGTGGTGCTAAATTTGTATGTGATAACGAACCATTAAAAGAATTTATTGAAGATGTAAACGCTAAGCAAGAATCATTAAGAGACGTATTCAAAAAATTAGCAGACGATTATTATACGTTTGGTAATGCTTATATGGAGTGCGTAAGATATGATGGCGGTATAAATATATATCATTTAGACGCTACAACAGTTAGAATGTCTAAATCAAAAAAAGAAGTTTATGTAAATCCTGATTGGTGTAAATATTGGAACAATGAGGATAAGATGTACAGGTTACCTATATATCCAAGAGTAGCACATAATAAATTTGTTATACATTTTAAAGATTATGAGCCTACATTTAATTTTTATGGATTGCCTGATTATGTTGCTGCATTAGAGCATATTGCAGTAGATTACGAAATAGGTAAATGGAATCATACTAAATTCCAAAATGGCTTTCAGCCTTCTGCTATTGTAGAAATATCAGGAGATATGGGTGAAGAAGAAGCTCAAAAAATGGTTAAGGAAGCACAAAGAAAATTTGTTGGTGAAGGAAACAATGGTAAAATATTATTTATTGTTAAGAATGGTGATACAACACCTGCTAACGTACAAGTAATAAAAGACGACCAAGATGGTAGTTGGCTAGACTTACAACAAATTACAGACCAAAATATAATTACCGCTAATAGATGGCAACCATCATTATCAGGTATAGTAAGTTCAGGAAAAATGAACAATACAGGAAGTGAGATTAGAATAGCATACGATTTAGTTATGACTACTGTAATTAGAGATACTTCTGAGTTATTGTTAAACGGTATTAGAACGGTTCTTTATAATGAAATGGGCTTTGAGCCTAGAGATTTAAAAATTCATTATGAACCGCCAATTTCTTATGCTAATGATGTAGACATTAGAGAGGTACTAACTATCAATGAACAAAGAATGTTGATAGATGAAGATTTACCAATGTTAGAAGATGGCGATATGTTTGTTGCAGATAGAGAAATCATTGTAACAGAAAAAGATGGAGATGGAGATGGCGAAGTAGATGAATCAAAAGAAATAACAGTAGAACAATAAAATGGCAAACACAAAACAATACACAACATTAGTTACAGCAGGAGAAGTTATAAGTAAAACATTTACTAATAAAAATACTGACCCTGTTTTAGTATCTGAAAATACTATTGTTTTAGCAGAGCTTGCTCATATAAGGTCGCTATTAGGCGATAAGTTTTATGCAGAATTAAAAAAACAACACAATGACGGTACTTTATCTACTAACAATCAAACCTTTATGGATTATTATTTAGAAGATACATTATGTTGGTTTGTAAGATTTGAAGTGGTAAATGACATAATGAGCAATATTACTTCTAGCGGTATTGTTCATAATGTAGATGAGTTTTCTAACGTAATTACACCAAGTGATTATAATGCATTTAAACAAGATACATATAGAAAAGCAGAAATTTTTGCTAATGATATGATTGATTATTTAAACGGTACAGACCAAGCTGGTATGTTTCCAACTTATGAAGCTAACAAGCCTAATAAGGGTGTAAAAACATATAAAAACCACGGTATGATATTTTATGATAGTATATATAAATACAACGGTATAGAAGGTTGTTTTACTTGTGGTTCTGATTATAATAATGGTAAGTGTAATTGTGATTGTGTTGATTGTTAAAAAAAAATAAATGGCAGCTAACGAACATAAAAACTTAACTGATGTAAACAGGCATAATCCAAAGGGGTTTGAGACTGCAAACAATGATACTTTATTAAGTAAAAACATAGGTTCAGGAACAAATAATACTGATGGTAGTTTAGTTTGGGTAGAGAAAAATCAAATAAAAACAGAAAGTTTTGATATACAAGGATATGTAACTGCAGCTAATGCTAATTATTATTTTGGTGCTAATATGACTGATGGTCAATCTCCAAATCAATACAACCAAGGTTATGGTGCTTCTACTGTTGGTGACGCAACTTTAGATGTTGGTGATTTTTTTAAAGTA